TTTGAAGCGTGCCGCGCGTGCTGCGCGCCAGTTGGTTGATCGCGGAATCATTGGCCATCACCAGGCTGATGTTGGCCTTGCCGTCGGCGATCGCGCGCACGAGCTGCGGCAGCGAGGTGCATTCGCCCTTCCAGGCGTTGGCTGTGCTGATGCCGGCGGCACGCTGAAACGTTGATGGCGGCGGCTCATGCACCACCACCGGCAGCGGCTCGGCGCACAATGCGGAGATCTCCTCCGCATCCGCGCCGGAAGCTTCCGCTTCCTCGATCTCGCGTTCTCGCTGCGCCGCGGCCAGCGCGCGGGCTTCGGCCTCGGCTTTCGCCTGCGCCTCGGCCTCGATCCGCCGCTGTTCCAGTTCGTAAGCGCCGATGCGCGCCTTGATGATCCGCTCGGCTTCGGCCACTGGGTCAAGTAGCTTCTTCTCAGCCGCGATCACTGCCTGCCACGCCGCATAGCTCTGTCGCTTCATATCTGAATGGTGGTCCACGATTTCGATGCGCAGCGAAACCACTCCGCGCAGCCGCACGGCGGCGAGGTCGTAGGTTTGTTGGTCGGCGATCACTAGACCGCGGGCCTCATCGGCCAGCGTGGCTGCGCGCCGTTCCAGATCCGTTGTGACGATCGTTGGATTCATTTGGTTTTGTTCTCCTGGAACGCCGTGAACCAGTCTTCGACGGTCTGCTGGATATCGCCGGCCAAGTTCTGGGCGTCTTCATCCTGGTGCGGGAAATCGCTCAAAAAATACCGCGCCAGTTCTTCGCATTTGGAATCGTATAAAACCTTCACAACCTATCCCTCCATCCGGTGGTACAAATCGAGCGCCAACCGGAATGTGTCAAAGTCGCGCTGATATGTTCCCGTTTCGAAGGCGATGACTCTGTACGTTCCATCGGCGTGAACTTCGACGCATCGCCGGCGCCTGGTGCGCGGGTGCGGCAAACACGAGGCATACGCCGCAAGTTGAATTTTCACGGCGGGCGGCGCAATCCCTGATTTGATGTCGAGGATGATCTCCGAGCCGTCGCGGACGTGCCCGGTGCGGTCCAAAGTGCCCGCGAAGCCGAGACGCCGGCTACAGACGCGCTGCTCGATCCGATTCGGGACGAAGGCGTAATCGCGCCGGAAGCTGCGCCATCCCTCCACATAGCCCATGATCAATTCCTCCTGCGTGCGCTCATCCAGCCGGCCCTCGTCGTCGATGTGAGTCGCTTGATGGACCTTGCGCCCACGCTCCAGATAAAAGAAACGCTTCTCGCCGAGGAACCTGTAGTCGATCAGGCCGGTCGATTCCAGCACGCGCGTGACGCCAGGGACTGGCTTGCCATCCAGCGTGTAGAGATGGTCGGCTTCGTCGAACAGCAGATCTGCGAATTGCTCGGCTGGCGTCATGTTCAACCTCTCGTCTCTAATCGGTACAGATATCGGCGCCGGCAGGAATCGCAGGCCCATTGGTCGAAGTCCAGATAACGGGCTTCCCTTGGCGCGCCGCAGACGTCGCAGCCGAGGCCGGCCTCTATGACGCGGCTACCTTCATGCTTCGGTTGAGTAGCTGTTGTTGCGGCTTCGCCTGGACGTACTGCTCCACTGCCTCGCGGTAGATTCGGCATAGCTTGACATCGGCTCCCTCTAGTTCGTGGCGTGCCTGCCGGATCGCTTTCATGGCTTCATGAAGCGCCTCGGGGACCTGGGTAGTGGCGCGGACGGTGCCCGCAACCGGCGGGCGCGGCGCTGTTTTCGATTTCTTGCGCATCTAGGGACACTCCTCCCCTTTGCATTTGAAAGGGTATTTGAATTGTGCTAGTTGGGTGCGCCGGCATCGTGGCGCATCCAGGAGGAATGTTCTCACGCAGTTTTGGCAGTGTCAAACCGGGAATTCACCCTAACTCCATGATCCTGTTGGACTTAAGCACTGCTGCAGTGTTGTTGTAGTGCTGCTACAGTGCTGTAGAAACACCGCAAAAATACTGTAGAAATACGAGCAAGCATGTGGAGCGCAACGCTGCTAATAACTAGCGGTCGAGGCGGCGTAGGTCAGGATTTCGGAGGATGGGTCGGCGCCCGTGAGATAGTACATCGTGCCGATATACCCGGCAAATGTCCCATCGGGCCAGAAGTGAGGTCGGGCGCAATCGAGCATCCACGCATAAGATCCATCGGGCCGTTGTATTCGGTAGTGGAAATGGAAAGGCTTGCGAGATTCATAACCTTGAACGCACGCCGCCATGGTCTTCGCCTGATCCGCGAGGTGCAGCAGCTTCATCCAGCCCAACGCGCGGAATTCGGCCACGGTGCGGCCCACAAAGGCAGCAAGCAGCGGGCTCACGCGCTTGTTGTCGAGGTTGGGTCCTGACGCCCATACGAGTGTGTTGTAAGCCGTATCGATGTCCTGAAACAACTCGGCTTCGTCCGCATATTGCTTGTAGGTCCGCGATTCGCCAAAAAGCGGCAGGTTGGCGGTGATGAAAGCCGAGGGCGCGCTAGCGACCGCAGGCCACTTGAGTAACTTGGTGACCGGGTCCAAAAAACGTAACCAAAACTTTATGGCCTCCGCGCACAAACCAGACAGGCTGGTTTTGTCACCGGGATCTTTCCCGAGGTTTCGACTGGCAAGCGCCGCGCTCAACTCATCGTGCAGCACCGGGCGAAGCCAAAAGGAGTATTCTTTTGCAGGTCGATTCGGCATAGCACTCCCCCTACCCGACAAAAGTCAGGTATGCGCCCAGGGCAGTGGGTCTTGATTTCCTTGAATTCTGAGGGATAGGACTGCTATACGCAATAGTATTGTTACAGCATCCTGTTAACATTTCTGCGGCACTGTGAGGATGCGAACTATGAATGCGGCCCGTTCAGGGACATGCCGCCAATAACGGTATATGGTGTGCCAATCTACGGCGTGGCATTATAGCCTTGCGACTTGGCAATATCGCTCTGGGTGCAGAAAGCAGTCAAAAAGAAGCATCTCGGAGCGGCGTTTGGTATGACGGTGCGTGCGCTGCGCCTGCGGGCGGGACTCTCGCAGGAAACCCTGGCGCTCGATGCGGGCGTCGGGCGCGCTTATATGAGCGCGCTGGAGCGCGGCCTGCACAACCCCACGATCGGGATGGCGTATCGCCTGCTGCCGCACCTGAACGTCAGCTTTGCGGAGTTCGCCGCCGAGTTCGAACGCAATCTGCGGTCGGCGCGGCGGAAGCCGCTTTAAGCAGGCGGCGCGGCTGGAATCGGCGGCGCAGAGGCCGGTTCGCCTTTTTTAACCGTGATGCCGTTCTGCGTGTACCAGTTGGCGATCTGATCCTTGCTGACGGCGACCTTTGCGAAGCGCGGCATGAAGGCCGCGACGACGGCGTCGATCTCAGTCGAAAGCGTCTCCTCGGTGGTCTGGTCATTGAATGAATTCAGATAGAGGAGAATGTTCGCGACGGTCGCGGGGTCTTGCTGGAAATACGCCAGCGTCCGCATGACGAAATTGTCGAGCGCCTGCGGGATCTGCTCCGCCACGATCCTCTGTTCGACCCAGGGATCGTCGGGAAAGGTTGGGAAAGCCTCCGCAGCCATCGACGCGGCCCAGCCGTTCAACCCGACGGAGTTGCGCTGCCGCACGACTGGCTGCGTGAAATACTGCGAGAGCAATACGTTGTCTGCCATGAGTTACTCCTTAGTAGTCTTAATACCATTCGAGCCAATTAACAATTGGCCCAGAGCCGGTGATTTCGTAATAGTAGCCGGGTAGCACCCAGAACGACGCTGGGATGTATGCGGTAAGCCCAGACCCGCCTATGCTCCCGATCCCCACGGTGGTTCCCGGCGGGTTGCTCCCGTCGCACTTAGCCGTGAAGCCAAAGCCGGATGAGGCTTGTACGGTCGCCGTGACGAGCATCGGCTTGCCGGTCGTGTTCTGATAGACCGTGCCCAAGGCGCGGCTGGGCGAGGTTTGTGTAGTGACGCCGCCCGTGCTGATCGCCGTCCCGTTGACGCGGTACGCGCCGGTCACGTTGCAGTCGCCTGCAATGTCGCACTTATAGGCGGGCGTGAGTTGGCCGATGCCGACGTTGCCCGTCGTCAAATTCACTTCGATAACATTACCGCTACTGAGGGCGCTGTAAAAACGCCAGTTTCGCGACGTCGTATCCATGCCGAGAAATGCAACTTGGGTATAATCGCTGGCGTCGAGCCATATGCCCGCGCCCGGTGCAACATAGCGCAAATGGATCGATCCATTGACGTCCAGGGGAGATGTCGGGTTCGTCGTCCCTATACCAACATTGCCGCCTATTGGATTCAACAACAACTGCGCTCCCACATTGTTCTGGATTGCCTGAATTGCTCCAGCGTCAGTGCCGGTGCCTGGATTCCCATATCCAAACCACAAATTATAAATAGGGTTGTAATCCACGCCGATGACGAGCGATGGCATGGTCGCCAGCGTACCTGCATTCGGGTTAACAAGATGCGCTAGAAATTGCGGATTCGCCGTCCCGATGCCGACGTTGCCGCTAGTATTTATCACGAGCCGCGAGGTAAGAGCGCCTGAGGTTGTGCCATTTCCAAAGTTCCATACCCCACCGTTAGACCACATGCCCATCGTGTAAGAGCCGTCGATCATGCCGACGCCGCCGCCAAATGGGCCGCTCGTTACGACGGCAGAGCCTGCCATGCCAGCCGTTGATGTCGGAACATATGAACCAGATCCGACAACAGAAAGAGACTGCGCCGGACTCGTCGTCCCGATGCCGACGTTGCCGCCGAGTGGCTGGAGCATCAAGGCGTAAGCTACAGCTTGCGCATCAACTCGCTGCGCCTGAATATAGGCGTTGCCATTGGCTACCGTCCCAGCGACGATCCCGTAGTTGTTATCGGCCAGCACTGTGAGATTTGCGCCGCTGGCGCTGCCTAATGCCGGTAATGCTGCGTTAGTCCCGGGCATTGAGGCAGTAAGGGTTGATCTTGGGCTCGTCGTCCCGATGCCGACGTTGCCCGTACCGCCATCGATGGTCATTCGTTCGGTTTCGGTGGTATTACTCCAAACCGTAAAGCGTAAATGCCAATTCGCGTATTGTTGATGATAAATCCCGCCTAAGATGCCGTAGGTGCCGTCGCGGAATTGCAACGCCTGAGCCGTGCCAATTCCTGAGGCGTCATTATCGATGACGATAGCTGCGGCTCCGCCGGAAACTGACCGATAGCAATGCAGCGGCGCCACCGGCGTCGTCGTCCCGATGCCGACGTTGCCGCCGTTATAGTAGATCGCGCCGCCTGAGCCGCCTTGCCAGAACCCACCGGTCGCGGGCGGCGCGGCCCACTTGATGCCAAACCCTGCGACTGTCGAGTCGGCGGTAAGAACGAAACCGTTTGAAGCAGAGCCGCCGGTCCCGATCCGCGTAGTGCCCGAACCGTTGTTGACGATCAGATCGCCCAACGTGTTCGTCGGGTCGGTCATGCCGCCGCCCGCGCCAGCAGGGATGGCCCACGTCGCATCCTCGCGCAGGTAGCGCGTTGCTCCCGTCGTAGCGCCGGGATCGGGCGCCATGCCCATAGCGTGGGATGCGCCGCTTGCAGCCATAACAACACCCTTGAGCGTCAGGTCTGCGCTGAGAGCGCCGCCGCCCGTCAAGCCGAAACCTGCGGGAGTGAGGATCTGGCGCGTCGTTGGTACGCCGGTTGCGGCTGGCGCAGCCCACGCGACGCCCGCAGGCGCTGCCGAGCTTGCCGTCAGCACCCAGCCATCGGTAGCGGCGACTGCAACGCGCGTCACTGCCGACGAGCTTCGCGCCAGGATATCGCCCTTGGTGGTGGTCGGATCGGCCACGTATCCGGCGATGACTACGTTATTCAGCGTCTGCCCGCCGCCGTTTACCGCCGCGTTCCACTGTTGCGCTCCGTTCATCGTGATGAGGCCGCTCGAACGCTGGATCGAGAACGGCGTGCCGAGAACCGCCCCACTGTCGCTGTAGCGCACGATGGCGAAGTCGCTGCCGGAATTGCTGCCGCCTTCCGCCGTGGCGTTTTTCTCGACCGCCCAACGCTGGCTGTAGACCGCAGGCGGACCCGCGGCGGTCGTCTGCATCAGCGCCAGTTGCGAACTATTGTCGGCGCCGGGAGTCAGCGTGATCGGCGAGGCCGTGTACTGGAAACCGCCGGTCCCGCTCAGAATGACGTTGCTCAGTTGATAGCCGCCCCCGTTGACGTTCCCGCCCCAACTGCGGAGATCGAGGGCAAGCGAATTGAACATATCGTTGCGAACTTTGTCGGTCGGCTGATAGTTCGTTATGGATAGCCAATTCGTACCGTCGGGGTTGGTGCCCATGAGAGTTACCTCGCTTCTTCGGATGCTGCGCCATTCGCTCTGAAGGTCCTGATGACGGAAGGCCCGTCATCGGGGCCGGGATCGGGAAACTGACAGACAAGGTTCCCCCCAGCGATCCGCGCCGTGAGATAGTTGCCAATGTTGAGCCGCCGCGCAACCTGCGTAATCATAGACCGCTGTCGCTCCTCGATCTGAGGCAGTCGGGCGCGGGCCTGTTCCAGTTGGAGCGTCAAGGCTCCGAATTGCGCGAGGCAGTCTCGCTGCTCGATTTCGAGCTGCTGCTGTTGCTGTAATTCTTCGGGTTGTAAGTTATATGCTCGTTCCATTCGTTTGCTCCTTTTATCCTGCACAAATAAGCCCGCCAATGATGCGAACTGTCAGATTTCCTATGCTTGTGGTAAGCGTGAATTGGTTGCCGCTGTTTGCTGTCAAGCCCAGGAAATTTCCCGGTGAACTCGCACCGCCGCCGCTCACCACCCCGAACCGGCCTGAATAGATATCACTGGTAGTCTGTACGCCGGCGCCGCTCCAGATTCCATTCTGAGCGCAAGTGACGGTAACGCCCGAAGCGTTGATCTGGAGCAAGGTCGAGCTTGTGATCCGCCCGTTGCCGCCGGATGGCCCGCTCGGGTCTACGCAGTAAATATTCCCGTAGTGGCCGCTGCTATCGATGAGGGCGCTGCCGCCGCCGTAATTCCAGAGACTGCTGAAGATCAGTTCGCCCTGCGTGGTGATGTTGCCAGTGGTGTTGACGCCGGCGGGCGAGATGAACGCGCCGCTATTATCGATGACAGATCTGTTTCCCGGCGGTCCCGTGTTGAAGGAGCTTCCGGTGATCGCGCCCGATCCGGTGATGCTGCTGCCCAGGATCGGCCCCGACGAGGTGATACCCGATGAGTTGACCACGCCTTGCGCAGTCACTGCGCCATCCTGAGTCGTGCTGAAGGTTACGTTGCCGTGCTCATCGGAGAGCGACATATAGGCTGCGGATCTAGCTGCCGTGCCGCTTGCAAGCGTGAGGTTGATGGCGCCGTTGTTGTAATTCTTCATCGTCAACGTGCCGAAGAAGGGCGGCGCATCGCCCCCGTTGGAGTCGCCGTTGAACGTCACCAGGGCGATCATGCGCTGGGTATTCACGCCGTCTAGAACCAGTCCCCGATTGATCAGCGTCGCGCCGTGGGTGTACGGACTGGCATTGGCGCGGATGATGCTTATGCCGGCGAATACGGTCGGCGAGGCGATGCCAGGGTCAGCGTGGAATACGTCGTACCCAAATGTAAGCGTATAAGGCGCGTTGGTCTGCCCTGACACCGCATTCTGCGGGTAATTGATGATGAACTCGTTGATATTGCGAAGCTGGACAAGGCCGGTTTCGGTCGTGCTGCTGGTCTGCGCCCGCTTGGCGAGGATGCGCCAATCCGCCAGACTCTGCCCGCCCACCGCGAATTCGTTGAACCACGCGCCGCCGATGTCCGCTGGATCGCCTGGAGGGACCAGCGTCGAGCCGCCGCTGTTGTAAATGAGGCTTGCGCCGATGCGGCCCACTTCGACGCCGTCGTTTCGCCGGATGGAAATGTACGGCGAGTAAGCTGGGTATGACGTCGAGTATTGCCAGCCGCCGACGATACACACGCCCGCATTAGTCACGTAGATCGGCGCATGGACCGGAGAGTCGCCGCCGACGTACAACTCTTTGAACCAGCCTCCGTAGACCGAATGGCCGGAAGGATTGTCAGGTGTGCCGATGCTGTCCTGTTCGCCGACCCAACCGACCAATTGGTTCTGGGCGTTAAAGACGCCGATCTGGCCGTTCTGATTGCCGGCGAAACTCGACGCGAGTGTTCCCGTGCCGCCGCCAACGCGCAGGATGGAACCAACCGAGATCTTGCCGGCATTCACGACGTTGACCGTGAAATCGTTCGGACTGCCATCCCAAGTGAATTCAGCGGTGTTGAACCAATCCGTCGGCATCCTCGACGTAAGCAGCTGGCCCACCATCGGAGTGAACGCGATGGTCACCTTGGGCGTGACGCCAGCCAGAATCGTATTTCGGTGATCCTGCTGATCGCGGCTGACAAACCAGAAATCATAGGTGATCGCCGCCGCTGCCGGTTCCCACGGCGTCCAAAAATCGGTGACGTTCTTCGGGATGTCCCACCAAGCGGATGTGCCGGTCGTGGGATTGTCGCCCGACTTGAGCCTCGCCACCGATATGCCACCGAAGCTGTTGCTCGCGGGCGCGGTCCAGCCGCTGAAGTGCCAGCGGACCATCACGAGGCCATCGGAGTTGATCTGCTGCTCGAAGGCTACAGCGGGCGTCCCGGTCACTATAGGCGACCATTCCTGACCCTGCCCGCCCGCGCCGCCAAAATTAAACGTCCAGGTAGCCGTCGGCGTGTGCGGTTGGATGTTATCGGGATGGTCGGAGAGATTGCCGCGTATATCCGAAGCGAATGCCCCGACCGTCCAGACCGCGCCCGCTGTCCAATTGATCACTGACAACGTGATCTTAGTGACCGGCAGCGATACCTCGCCGGGTGGAATCTGCATCGGCGGAAGCGGAGACACGCGCCAGAACTCCGCGCCCGAGAAGAGCGTCGAACCGGGCGCTCCCCAGGTGGCGTCGATCTCCGCGAAGATCGTGCCATCCGGCTGCGGATCGAATCGGGAATTCGTCAGCGTGAACGAAGTGACATCGGGAACTTGCGGATACGTTAGCGAGATGTCGAAAGACGGCGTGACGCCCTTCACGAGAGTGTTCACGCCCGCTGCGGATGCGGAGCAGAAATACACCGTGATGTCTACGACGCGCGCCGGGAAGGATGACTGCCATGTCGTCGGCTGATTCGCAACGAGGAACGGGCCGGCTTCCTGCTTGATCGGGGCATCCGACGTGTATTCGTAGACGATCTGCACGCCGGTAAACGGCCTCAGACCCGGCGGCAGAGCCTGCGTCTCATCCGGCTGATCGAATGAGAACGTGAACAGAAACGACGGCGGGACCGTCTCGTTGTGGAGTACGGCGGTCACATGCGGGTTCTTGATTAGCAGCGCATATTCCTGGCCGCTCACATACGAGGTTGCGCCCGCGGGAATGTGAACCTGAATGTTCGGCGTCGGGCTCGGCTGATTGGCGCGCACGATCGTCGATGAAACTACCTTGTTGAAGGCCTGGAGGTAAACCCTGACATCGCGCGCGATGGTCTTGCTCGGAACCTTGAGATCCGCCGGCGATGCGGTGGCCGTGCTGATGTAGGCCGGCTTCCACTGACCCGCCATCTGCGTGGTGCCATCCATCGTGACGCTGCCGTCCATGGGCGCCTCAGTCGTCGCGCTCATGTCGGGATCTTCCAGATAGACGCCGACGCCGGCGAAGTTCGTCGCATTGGCCGAAGGGTTCGGCGTCCAGAAAACCTGGATTTCGAACTGGCCATCGTATAGCTCAGTGGCCGTGGCCTTCTGAATCGTGACCGGCGGCGCATCGGGCGGAACGAATCCGCCGCCGCCGCCGCCACCCGACGTTTCGATGATCCAGGTCCCAGGCGTAGCAGTCCCGGCTTTACCCATAGGCCGGTGCGGCGCAGCGATCCGCTTTTCGCGTGGCGTCAGGATCTTGCTCATGTGGTGTAAATCCCTCCTGCCGTAATGCGAACCGTGGCTCCCGAACCGGAGAGCGTATAAGACTGCGCGCTGCCGCCGGGAAAGGTGTCTGAACCAGACGTACCGATGATAGAGTTGTTCGGCCCTTCGTTCAAGATCAGCAGGCCGCGGCCCTGGTAATCCGTAAGCGGCGGCAGCGTGAGGCTCACGTCATTCTGGGAGCTATCTACGCGAATGACCTGATCGGTGATCAGGACATCGAACGGGCCTGGGCCAGGACCCAATACGCGTACCGTCGGCGGCTGGCCGAAGATATAGATCATGCGGTAGCACCCAAACTCTTCGTCAGTCTGCCTGCCGTCGCCATCCACCAGGAAGCCGCCCACCAGTACGACCTCGTCGGTCAGGTTGGGGACCTCGGTATGGACCTGGATCGAAATGTCGTCAGTCGGCGCGGTGATCGGTGAGGTTTCGCTCGGGTCGAGCCAATCCGGCGCCTCAACGATATAGAGCGAAGTCTTGTCAGGGACCACATCCCACGGCGGCGTAATATTGTGCGTGAGGCTGGTATTGTCGCTCACGTAGCGCCACTGGCCGGCGCCGGTATTGCGAAGGATGCGGACGATGCGGCCCTTCTCGTCGCCCGGTTTCATGCCGGCGCTGCCGGGATACTGCTGCCGGTTGACGCTGTTGTCCCACATCGCGTTGGTGATCGAGTTCGCATCTGCCGCGGTGGCCTGCGAATAGACGATCAGTACGTCGCCCACCTGCACTGAGTTAGTAGAGTCGTTCGGATCGACGCAATTCGGGCTCACCGTGAGCGTGCCGGTCGAGGGATTGAACGCGATGACCTGAAAGTTCCACAATGGCACTTCGCCGGCGACATTACTGCAAACAAATATTAACTGGCCATTCCAGTTGTCGGTCGAATTGAGAAAATCATTGCACTGGATCTGGTTGGGCGCCGTCACGCCGTTGACGAGCAACCCGGCGATGCCGGCATGCCAGACGTGTTTGGCCTGGATCTTGACGCTGGATGCATTGCCCTCGGGCAGGCCTTCAGTCCAGTTCTGGATCGGCCCGACGATCGAGATGGTCGTCGGCGGATTCCCAGATCCGCCCAGGCCGGTCTGCCGCGCGATCTCGCGCCGGTCGTTGCCGGCCCAGACATCGTAGCCGCCGGTGAGCGTCGAGTCGGTTGACGGGATGACCGTCAATTGCACTTGCTGGCCCTTGAGGCCGGCGGCGATCCAGATCGCGGTGAGGTTCGACGGGACCGAAGGCGCGCCGTTGGCGTCGCGCTGCGTGACCGCGGCGTAGACCGTCTGCGGCCCGTCGAGCGACCCGCCCGAGGCTAGCTCGATTTCCAGGATGCGCGGCTGCGTGTTCGATACAAACCGATTGACGGTCATCTTGCCCTGCACCCAGATGCTCGGCACCCAGACGCCGTCGGTCGAGATTTCGTATTCCTGCCACAGATCGAAGGTGCGCTCCCACGGCGGATAGACCGGATCGCCGGCCAGCGGCGCGAGTTCGTTGGGCAACCACGAGAGCCCGGTCGGTGATTGCAAGAGTTCGGGCGGCGGCGGCGGCGGCGCGACGTCGACCGGCTTCGGCCCGACCACCAGGTCGTACATGTCGTCAGTCGTGGCGCTGCATTGGAAATCGATCGACATGTCGGGGTTGAAGGCCCAGCGACTGACGCGGCCTTCGGAATAGCCGTTGTAAGGCAGCGCCGAGTGAGTCAGTGAAACGATGTCGCCTAACTGCGTGCCTAGCGCCAGCACGGTCGACTTGAATTGAAAGTTGCGCGCGATGAGTTGCTCGTTGACGCCGGCGTCGCTGCCGTGCGGCCCGCTGCCGTTGGCCAGCCCGCCGATCTCTTCCCGCAGACGCGTGGTGATCAGCCGCGCGCACTGACTGAGATTCGAAACGCCGGCGTAGTTAATGTTCTGCACCAGATACTGCGGCGACTCAGGATCGCCCAGATAACTCGCGTGGTCGATGTCGTAAACCGTGCAGTTGTTCAGTTGCCAGCCGAATTCTTCGTCGCCGAAATTGCCGACCAGCCAGTTGAATCCCGGCTGCAGCGGCCCGACGGCGAGAGAGCGGAACAGGGTCGTCGCTTCAGTGAAGGCGTTGCCGGCCAGCACGCTGGAGTTCACGCGGATGATCGGCCAGAGCTTGCCATTCGAAAAAATCACGTTGCCGCCGCAGCAGTTCATCACCTCGCGCAACCAATCGCGCAGCGGCTTCTGCTCCCTGAATACGCCGCGGAACGGAAACTGAAGCTCGGTCCCGTCGCCGATCAGCTTGGGCACGGTCGTGTCGGCGATCGCCGCCATGGCGATCGTCTGGTTCACGTCGAACAATGCTTCCATCTGCGCCGGCGTGATCTGATCCTGGTTCTGCGGATCGACGCGCAGGCCTCGTCCGCGCAGATAGACGTTGAGCGCAATCCAAACCGCGTTGTGCAGCGGCGCCTGCCACTGCCGATCGCCAGGGCTGTTCCAGATCCAGCCGCCCATGCCGCCGGTGACAGACACAACCATCTGGTGGCTGGCGATCGTCGAGAGTTGCAGGCCTTTGGCGTCGGTGCGCCGGATCTCGGCCATGGCGAGGCCTGCGGCCCACGTCGAGCCCGGTGGAATGTAGGGCGTGCCGTCAGGATTCGTCCACGGCGCCTGCGAGATGCCGACGAAGTCGTATGCGCCGCTCGGTTCGGTTCCCAGCATCGAACGCCATCCGCCGCCCTTGAGCGGATCGTGCGGCGGCTGGCCGTCGAGCGTCGAGCGGATCAGGTTGGGATCGTAGCTCGTGATCGGCCCTTCGCTCACGATGCCCAGCGCCGCGTAGAAGTCGCTCTCGTCGCGGCCCTCGGCGACGTCGCAGGGAACTAGCATCTGTTCGTCGGTGAATACTTCCTGGATCGGTCGCTGGTAAACCGTGTCGTCGACCGCGGACACGCTGGTCATGGAAGATCGCCCGAAGCCGAACACGCCGGTCGAATTGTCGACGATGTGAACGGCCTGCGGCGGAAAGATCACGCCGCCGAAGGAATGCGGAACGGCGCGGTCGATGCAGGATTGGTAGTCCTTCGGGCAGTCGGGAAAAGATGCGGTCGACGGACACCAGCGGCCTTTGTAGACCTTCCAGCAGGTGCGCAGCACCTTGCGCGACGGATAAGGCAGCGTCATGAAGAACGACCCGTCGCTCACGTTGATCTGAAACTTACCCGAGGTGTCGAACTGCCAGTTGGTCAGATAGCCGGCCCAGAGATCGAGCAGCGACTGATCCTGCACATGGTAGAGCGAAAGCTGCACCTCCGCGGCGTACAGGTTCACCTGATTTACTAACTTCGTCCAGACGCCGTCGGCGTTGCCCATGTTGAAGCTGCCGGCGTCGGAATTTTCGCCCAGCGTTTGCGAGATGCCCGACCAGTCGAGCATGCGCGGCAGATAGAGTTGGCCGTCGATCGAGCATCGCTGGTTCGATACATAGATGACCGTCGAGCCATCCCTTGCGCTGATCGTGACGATCGGGATGATCTGCTGGAATTGGCTCTGCAGCGCCGCGGTCAGGGATGCGTCAGGGAAGCGGTTCAGGCGCACGCGCGTCGTGTAACTGGCCGTCGTCTCGGGCTGCTCCAGGAACGTGATGCCCGGTCCCTGCGTGAGCAAGGAAACCATGTAATCGAAGGCCAGCGTCGGGTTCTGATAGCGCACCGCGTAAGTGGTTTGCGAGACAGGCTCGTACATGGTGAGCGGGAACTGCGCATAGACGCCCTGCGCCTGTTCCCAGTGCGCCTTGAGGTTGTCGTATTCGGTGCAGGAGAGATGATTCTTGGCGAATCGGAAAACGCGCGGCCCGTAGGGCGCCATCAGGAACCGCTGCTCCGTCTTCAACCCTGCCTGCCCGAAGGTATGCGTAATGATCGGCGGCGAGTAGTCGGCGCCCGTGCCGTAGTCGGGAATCAGCGGAAAGGCATTTATCGTCGGAGGTATTGGTATGTCAATCGGACCCAGCGAATCACGCTCCTGCTTATTGAATGTCCCGTTCGAAGCGGAAATGAGCGGCTCGGGCAAAATAATTTTCGCGCTCATCAGACGATCTCCCGTAGCCCAAGAGTCACATCCGCGGCGTAGCCTTTCATGACGCCGCTTACCACTTCGGCCCGCTGCCGGTTGTAGGTTTCGCTCCACTGTCCGTCGAACGTTACGGTGTAGCGCCCGATCGTGTTCTGGCCGGTGGAGTCCCAACTGTACGGCGGTACCGTCTCGCGCGGGTTATAGAAGTAGAACGGCCTGCCCTGGTGGTTGTAGAAGAAGCTGCGCAGCGCCGACCAGTCATCCGGCAGCAGCGATTCCTGCATCGTGAAATAATGCCGATCGTTCTGCGCCAGGGGATTGCGATCGCTCGACCCGTCGCCGTACATATTCAAATCGTTCTCCAGGTGGAGTTCCATGTGAAACGCCTTGGCGAGATGCGCCGGCATCACATCGGTCGGCGCCGCGGGTATGAGATTTCCAGGCATATCAACTGAGCAGCGTCAATGGCTCCTGCATCGCCGCGGTGGTGGTCAGGCGGCTGTCGCCGGCTGTCGCTGCCGCAGAGTTGGACATGGCGATCGCCGAGGGATTGCCGCGGATCGCTTCCAGCGTCAATTGCTGGAACGAGGTGTTGATCAGTCCCTGCGCTCCCGGTACGCCCATGCCCGAGCCGGCCTGGAATCCCGGCAGCAGGCCCCCTGCCGCTGCGACCGCGGTTTGATACTGGTACGTCGTGGGTCCTGAATAAGGATTCGGGACTTGCGTACCGCCCTGGTAGACGGGCTGCAACTGCA